GGATTGAGACAACGGCAATGGCAATGCTTGTGTAGGATTAGCGGCGGCCTTACGCCCAAGGAAGCGGTCAAAGATACCCATGCTCCCAGTATCCCACAAAAAGAAAAAGCCCCCTTGCGGGGGCTGTGTGGCTTCCTGGCGATTAGCAGTTTTCCATCATAATGTGAGTTTCTAGGGCATTGTACGCTGGATCCATATACAGTCCAAGTAATCCAGTTTGTCGCATGATGTAAAGAAAGTCGCTTGCATCACTGATGCCGTCCCAGTTATACTCGCCCAGCTCTTCTTCTTCAACGATGTAGCATGGCACTTCTATTTCCATTTCGATAGCAGCCTCAATGCGATGTGAACAGTTTATAGCAAAAAGCGCATCAGCCCGATTGATAACAACACATGGAAGATTTGGATTCCATCCTACGTTTTCCATCATCATCACCTGGAAGTCAACTTTCTGTGAATCGGTTTCATTGAACTTGACTAGTCTGGTTGGGTCTACAAATGTCAATTCTCTCATCGTCTCTATCTCCCTTGCTTATGTCTAAGTATACACGCACGGTGTATATATTGCAAGGGTATAGAGGTATATATTTTACACGGCTCCCCAAGAACGCTTTGATCCGCACACCTGCCAAGCATACGCCAGGGCATCTACTACGTCATCATGCCGCCCAACCGGGAAGGATAGCAGCTCATCTTCAAAGTAAGCCGGTAGGCCTTGGCAGTGCATCACTTGGCTTTGCTCGTACCGTGCCTCCAGAGGCGCAAAGCGGGTCACTTTGTCACGGTCTGGGCGTATCCCCCGTATCGGTAACTTAGTGCGCCTTAGAAGCTCCTGCACGACAGCCGCCTGATACTGAACCTGCTCGATGCCGATCATGCTAGGCTTCCACTTATCGGCCATCATCTCAATGAAGCGCAGTACAGCTGCAAAGTCTGAGCGGGTGCGGTTGATGTCTCTAACGTAGATCGTGCCATCGTCACCACGGGAGACAACAGCAACCCCGGTGTAGTCGGCTTCAGACTTAGTGCTGATTGCAAGGTCAACCCCGATATAGGTAGGCAATCCTTCAGGGCAATCGCCGTACCGCAACCACTCCCGCTTGATGCGAGCTCCCGCAGCATCGACGAACTCGGCTAAATATTCCTGACGGAAAGCAATGCTCGGCAAAGACTCACCAGCCTTGCCTACCTCCTCCGGATCTATCCAAGGGTTAGCCGTGGTCGGCATCTGCCATGACATCCAATCATCATCGGTGGCGGCTTGGTTGTAAAGGGTGCGGAAATAATTGCTACCCTTGGGAGTGCTGAGAAAGAACGCATCCCCGATGTAATCGGTTAGCGTTGGGCGGATGGCTTCCGTCCAGGCTTGCTCCAAGTGTCTAGCCATGGCGGCCTCATCGATGATGACTCGCTTGTACTTACGACCACGGGCTACCGTGCTAGGGTCATCTAAAGTCCAGTAATCGATGGCTGCCCCGGTTATAAGCTCGATGCGCGGTGCGGGGCTTTGTACTGCCCTGCGGATGACGGGAGCATAAATCCTTTTATGATCGGCATATGCTTCTTCAAGCAAGCGGTAGGTAGGCGCGAACCAGGCACAAGGTAGCCCGTCAATCAGCACCGGGTCACTGAGCAAGTTACCGCCCAGCGTGGTTTTTCCAAAGCGTCTACCGCAAGCAAGGACGTTGTACCGCTTGGCTTCCCGCAAGATAATCTGCTGGGCTTCATGGGGCCTTGGTAAGACTAGTCGAATATCAGGCAATCGGTTTGTCCGAATACTCCACGATCACCTTGACCGGTGAACCGTCTGCGCCGGTCTGTTCTACCCTAGATGACCAGTCGGCCTTGTGCTTGCGTTCAAGCCACCATGCCGCCGCTTGCCATGTGGTACGGGTTGCATCTTGGATGACTGCAAGGTTGCGTAGCTCCGCTTCACCCTCTGCTTTTTCTATAGCGTCCGCGAAATCTGGGATTTCCCTAAGCCAAACAGCAAGGCTATCCTGACTTATACCAGCGGCAGCACAGGAAGCCCTGCGGGTGTTACCACCTCGCAGAGCGTCTGTTATCCGCTGCACAACCACTGGGCTGTACTTGGTTGGTCTACCTGCTCCGGGTTGTGCTGCCATGTAGGCTCTCCTCGATTTCTTCGGTCGTTGCCCATATGAGGGCATCTTTCATCTGCTGATCGGTGATGCCCTGCCGTTTCGCTCTGCGCTTGACATCTTTATACAGCCATCGTGTATACATCTCCGACCATACCACCACGCAACCAGCCCCCACCAAAGCACCAAGTGCAAAAGGTATCATTCCGTCACATCCGCTTCTTCTAGTTCTAGAAGCCTGTAGTACAAATCCCATGATGCAACGGTAAGTTTTTCTTCAGCCTTGATGTCAAAGTTATCCCAAAGGTTGTCCTTGAAATCAAAAACCGTTTCACACATGATTTCGTGATTTTGCCCAGACTTATAAATGAGCTTCCAGTTATCATCATCAACACGCTCAAGTATTAGCGTTTTATCTAAGAACGCTACACCTTGATAATCTTTAGGCTTTTTGTTTTCCAAATGCACCAATTCGCGTTGCATCCATGACAACTGCCTTGCACACATAGCCATTGTTTCTTTAGTTACTTTTAACTCAATCATTTGGTTTCTTCCCATATCGGCTCCCCGGTTACCGGATTGTACTTACCAATCATCCAGTCTTCAGCGAACAGGTCACTAGCGGTAAGCCAGATGACCGAGTTGTTTTCTTTTACCTCTGTACCCTCTGCAACGCTGAAGGTGTCCCAAAGTTCACTGAACCGGAAGTGTAGCCCATCAGGCCACAAAGCCCGGCGTATGGGCTTCTCTGCCAGCAAGGCATCAAGTGCCTGGTTGTACTTCATTCAATTATCTCCCAGTCTGTAAACACCGTAAGTTGTGCAGATAAGTGATACCAGTAGTAAGCCGCTCCCGGTTCAAGGCCTTCTATGTCAAGAATTATTTGCATGTGATCGTTTCCATCAAAGTACCAGTAGCACTTATCTTTGATGTAGTAATAAGCGTTTTCAGGTAGTGCTGATCTTCTAACTTTTTTCCCATCCCGCATGGCATGTATTGCCTTCAATCCAGAATCGCAAAATGCAACCAGTGGGTGCATTGCCTTCATCTTATTATCATCCAGTCGTTTGCGAGTATGTCAGCGCCCCGGAAGTAGGCCGGCCCGGCATGATGCCGTGTACCTGCCCCGTCAAGCTTGTACATCACGAGCTGGCCGTGGTTGATGCCGTAATGGATTCTTGCTCCATCCCGAGCGACATAGCGGGATTCTTTGAGGTGTATTAGTGCCGCGCTGAAGACCATACGGTGGTGGTAGTTCGCGGTAGGTGGCGCAAAGGTTGCCACGGCATCGGTACACATCTGTTGGTATCCAAGGCTTTGTGCGTAGGCCAGCAGCTCAGAGTTGCGTATCCACTTCTCCACGCTTTGCCTTCTAACGATGTTGTCAGCGTTAGACCAACTGCCGGTGGTGGCATAGATCTCCATCGCTTGCCGGATGCGTTCTTTCTTTTCTTCGATACTAAATGCTATTGCCATCTTCAGCCTCTACTACCCATGGCTTAAGGTTTTCTTTTTGACACGCCTTCCAAAGCACATCAAGGTATTGTGCCGTTCTTCTATTCTCGTCATTAGTCAACTCTAGCACTGGCCTATCAATCCAATATCGGACATTGTTACCAGCCAGATCGTTTATCTTTCCTACACGTATGCATTCTTTAGTGTTGTTGCCACTGTTACGCATAACATATTGCAGTTCTTGAATAGCTACCCAAACCTTCATTGATGCAGATACGATTTCTCTTTTCTGCAAAAACGTCATAGTATTACGACCCATTATTTATCTCCTCGGCTTCCCTGGCTATCCGATCAGCGTAGGCCACATCCTTGGTAGCGGCATAAGCCATGTACCAGAGCGCCTTGATGCTGTCAGCGTTAGCCGTCCCCTTGTGTGGGCAACGTTGCAGGTACTTGATTACGTTGCCTGTTGCAAAGTCCAGCCCCCAGTCGTCAATGACGCTGAGGGCTTGAATCTTTGTAGTGCGGTAATGCTGTTGCACTAGTCTTCGCCAAACGGATCCGCGATGTCAT